CAAAGCGCACTTTCGCCGATCAGAATTGATGCTAGAATAGCCTGAAACGAGTTGAAACGGGGCAAAGTATGGTCGGAGATGCTGGCAGGGTCAGAGATGCACTCCGGGCTGAGATACGGGGTGGAAATACCTACGGAAAGATTGCAACCCAGCTCAAGATAAGCAAGGGCGTACTCTGGAAGTTCCTGAATAGGGATTACAGTCCTAAGAATCCCGTGATCCGCAAACGCCTGGGCCTGGAACGAGGGACCGACATCATCATTCAATCTGTTCACCGCAATAGAAAAGGGAGGTTCGACAAACAAGCATGACTGACCAACCGCAACCCTATGGCCTCGGCCGCCGCCACGCCCCAGACCCGCGCGACAACGCGTTCATGATCCGGGAGATCGCGGCCCCGGCGAAGGCCGCGATCCCGGTCCGCCAGACCCGCTACTGGAACGCCTCAGGCTGGTGGGGGGATCAGAACGGATTCCAGAGCTGCGTCGGCTTTGCCTGGACCGCCTGGGTGGAAGATGGACCCATCACGCACAAGCCCAAGGGTGCCAAGACCCCGCCGCTCTACGATCCAGCCTTCCTCTACGCCGAGGCTCAGAAGGTAGACGAATGGGAAGGCGCGGAACCGGCCTACTTCGGGACTTCCGTCCGGGCCGGTGCCAAGGTACTCAAAGCCCTCGGCCTGATCTCCGAATACCGTTGGACCTGGGACGTGAACGACGTGATCGATGCCCTGCTCTACATCGGGCCGGTGGTGGTCGGAACGAATTGGTATCGCAGCATGTTCGAGCCTGATGAGAACGGTGTGCTGGGCATCGCCGGCCCGATCGACGGCGGCCACGCCTATGTCCTGAACGGGATCAGCCAGCCCAAGAACTTGATCCGGATCAAGAACTCGTGGAGCCGCGGCTGGGGGAAGACCGGCTTCGCCTACATCATGCCGCACGATCTGCAGCGGTTGCTCAATGAGGACGGTGAGTGTTGTCTTGCGACGGAGATACCGACATGATCAAACGTATTTTTTGCCGGCTCGGATTACATCGCTGGTTTCAAGAAACCTACAAGATGCAGTATTGCCTGATCTGTCTGAAAACCCGCTGGTATCCTCCGCACATGCAGGATTAAACGAACGGCCCGAGTCGCCGGACCCAGGCCGTTCTCCCAAGGAGGAGGGGGAAGACTGCTATCCGCGAAGCGAGACCGGCTGCTTGGTCAGGTACCTCAGAACGATATTGATCAACGTGACGGCTGGCACGACGAACGGCTGAAGATCAGGGGCCAATTCCCCGGTGAAACCGAAAGCTCCCGCCACCGCTCCCACGAACGCCAACGTATTGAACCAGAACGTCTTGGAACTAAAGATGCTTTTCGTTTGCATGTTGATCTCCTATTCCATTCGAAATCGGTTTGCCCATTGTAGCTCGATCAGCCATTCCTCGCGTTCCCGTTCTGCCTCCTCCCACCTCCCCAAACCCTGATCGTAGCCCAACGTCGCGAGCCATCCTAATAGATCACGTTCAGGATAGAACGCTTGCATCCATTCTGTCAGATCAGAATAGCCGCCGTTGGATACCTGATAAATCGCCTCTCGGAACACAGGCACCCAATACCTTAGCACAACTCCCGCATAGGCATAACCTCCATGCCGTCCACAGAGGCCTTGTTGTACTCCAGCCTCTCCACAATTATAGATCGCTAAGACACGACGGAGATCATCTGGATGGCGTTCTAAGAGTTCATTTAGGATACCTATTCCCCACCGGATATTCACAGAGGGATTCGAGAGATCCGACGGACGCCATGCAAAGGGTGCTATTTGCATGAGGCCGACTGATCCTACTCGATCAGAACCGATCACATCTGGAAATCCTTGACTCTCCTGTGCGATGATCGCCAATACCCAGGCTGGATCAAGACCAGGATATTCAGAATGCCATCGCTCGACCAACGGCAACCAGCGGATGACGTTCCGGATCAGCCATTCGGGCGGGACCTTCTCTTGCGCTGGTGATTGTAGAGGGAAGAGTGCCAGGCTGAACGCCAGCAGTAGGCCGGACACTCTGCGAGCTAGAAGCAGCTCGCGACCTCCAAGTGCTGATCATGGTCTCTCAAGCGCGCCTCCGAAGATCAGATGATCTAGCATCAAGCCAATGATGATGATGAGGCCACAAACTCCTAAGAAGAACCCGACTGGCAACAGCCATTCGCCTTTCATGGATCGGCCTCGCAGATCTGATCGAATACGCAGTCGATCATCCATGACTCAAGATCAATGGCCGGAACCATGCCCCTAACATCCATCGGGGTCCCGCCCCGTGCAATGTACGGTTCCTCTAGCTGAATAAACCGAATGATGTAATCGGTCGTCTTCACCCGATAGGCCAGCTCGGCCAACTGATAGAACTGGCGGACGTTGGCGAGATCGGTCTGCAAGAGCGGCTTCCAGCGGGACAAGACCAACCCGACGGCACCGATCGGGTCATCCGTAACGTACCGAAATCCCCGGTTCCAGATCGCCTCCAGCATACGCAAGGCTCTCTGCTCGACATCATAGGAACCTCGATACCAATTGTTGTCGTTATCTCGAAGCCAGGCCAGTGCTTCCGCGCCAGTCATGTGCTGGAGACCATCTAGTGTGATCGGAGAGATGCCGCCGAGCTCATCGACAAAGACCTCGAAGGCATCCATGTTGCTCAGGAAGATGCCCTGCAGCGGAACTCCGAAGACCTGCTGAAAATAAGTATGTAGGCCATTCCAGCCCTCATTGCCCCAGACCGCAAACATCCATTGATCCTCCATGCTAGGGACTGGAACATAAAGATTGCGCGGGAACTGGACAATCGCAATGTCGAGTGGATCGGTCTCCAAGATCGATACCAGGATCATCACATCCGTTTTGTCGCCCCAGCCGGTGTTGGCCCGGTGCGCCCGGAAGTCGTTGCCTAAGATCAGCCAGTTCGTGCGCTGGATGACCGGCTCATTGAAAACCGGTTCCCGCCGAACCGTGAATGGAGTCGGATAAACCGGTATCGTCGGGCGCGGGATCGGGGTCGGGCGCGGGATGGGAGAAGGCTCCACGGTCGGGGTCTCGGTTCCCAGTCCGCAGGCGACAGAAAAGACGAGCATCAAGCAGGCGGCGATAATGGACTTCATGCGTTGGGATTGGACTTGCGAGAATGTTCAGCGACTCGAAGAAGAGACACTGCTCTCACTCAGACGATGTACAACCTGTTCAATGGCGGCCGCGGCTCGTGCATCGGCCTTCTCATTGATCGTTGTCAGCTCGCTACTCAGAACGACAAAGGATCGATCCAATTGGGCGGCCCTAGTACTGCGTTCTTCGGTCAGAAAAGACATGAAAGCCGTATGCTCGTCTTTGAGCCAGCCGCGCCATTCTTTATCCCGTTCCTGGCGCTCCTGACGTTCCCCATCCCGGATCTTCAACGTGAACCAGATGAAAGCCCCGACAATCGGAATCTGAACGAGCAGACTGATTACGCTGTCAGGCATGGTCTCCAGAAATTAAGAGAAGATGATGGAACTCCGGCTGGGGCTACGCTAACACAGGTCGAGGGAGGCTGACAAGTAGGCCGCAGGTCAGGGGGCTAGATTCCAGCCCCGAGTCGAGGCCTCTCGCTCAAGGATTACCACTCGCTCTTGCAACGTCGGAGAAGGAGCAGTCAAGCCTAGGAACTGGCGCAGTTCCTCTTCGGTCCCGTTGAAGATGTCGTAATCCAAACTCTCGCTCTGAACTCCGTAGGGTTTTCCACCGGAGGTCCATTGCCAGAATTTCCAGCCACCAAAGCCGTCTGAGAGATCGGCTGGCTCTCCGGTAGGTGCCAGCGAGGGTTCGATTCCGCCCCGCGGAATGCTCTTCGTATACTCAGCTTCCCACAGAACGTAGTCTTGTTCCCAACCAGCAGGCGTGACCAATCCGATGTAGCTCGGACCATCCCAGAACCAGCTCCCAGTGTAGATAATCGGCTTTCGGCCACGCAGCGTTTCAAACTCGTTGATCAATATCTGGGCTTGATCGATGACACTCCGGGCCGTTTGGCCGACCATGCGCTCAATATCGACGACATCTAGGTCCGTTATACCCGCGGAGGCCGCGTAATTCTGCGCCTCGCGGATCGGATTACGGTTCTCGGGCCATAGGACATGATAGCCGCCAAAGATCAGCCCATTGTCGCGGGCCTGCTGCTGACTGTTGCGATAGAAATCGAGACCGCGGCCTATTGAGGATCCGTCCTGCAAAAACCCAATCGTACAGCGGGCCACGATCCCGCAGAAGCCCGCGGCCTTGATCTTCGCGGCATCGATCATGCCTTGGTATCGGCTGGCATCGACTAGAGCGGCTCTCATATCGCGCACACTCCCATCAGAGAAAGGAGGGACCCGACCGCGAATTTGCAGGTTCCGCCGCCGGCGCTAATGATGATCGATGTGATCGGAGCAGTCGTATTGATCCATTCGCCTCCGCCATGCTCCAACGTAACAAACGGACTGATCTCTCCCCCCGGTGTATCGTGGCGCCATGACTTCCAAATAATAGTCCTCCGTGTAGGAGTGGCGTTGAGCAAGGCGTAATTCAAGATGTTCACCTCACAGGCCGCCCAGTCAGGATTGCCTGCGAGACTACCCAAGACCAGATCGGTTGTTAGACCAGTCCCGCCTGTAACTACTTCAGTGTCTACAACGCCCGTCCGCGTGTGGTACTTGTTTAGGAATTTATAGTTGCTGCCGGTATCCCCGTTGAAGGTCATGCGATTCGCACAGGCACCCGCTACTGCTGGTGTTTTGGAAATGATCCACAACCAGAGATGGAGAAAGTTCTGGTCGATAGCGCTGAAGGTGACGGAGGCCACTTCGGCGACGACCTGGATCGTCTCAAGACAGACGAGCCCAGCAGTCAATGTCGGTGCCTCCAGGGTCTCCAATCGTTCAATCCTGCGCTGGGCATCCCGCAGTTTTCCCGCCATTTCCTGAAGCGTTCGATCAGCCGGTAACACGGTCCACCTCGGTGATCGCGTTCAGACTTTCCTCACCATCAGAATTTAGCGTGATCTGCACATTTCGGATCGTGAGATCGAACTGGCGATTTCGATATTTGGCGGTCACTTTATCCCCAAAACTCCAATCAATCCCATACCGGGACAGCGGCCGGTCTAAGAGCTCGGCCCGAAACTCCACGACCGGCCGTTCCTTCTGCAGCCGCTCAAACGCTCGATTGGCGACCCCCAAGGTCGTCTCCTCTTCGCGGGCATCCTGGAATGCCTCCCGTCTTGCCCAGATAGAGCGGGCGTTCCGGAACAAGTCCTTTTCGGGATCGATCACCCGGTCCGTACCCTGGCCCTGGCCTCCGCCCCAGATGTAATTCCATTCGTCGCGCCAATCCTCCCGCAGAAATGGATCGGTCAGATTACCCGCCTCCTGGCTGAAGATCAAAGGATTCAAGCCCGCACTCACCGTCCGATCCACGCCCCGAACATTGACCCAGGTCCGAAACGCAAATGTTCCTGCCCCGGTCGGCTCCACATCGAAATAGAGCGGTGTTCCGTGTTCCCGAGATGATTCGGCGATCTCCTGAAGCACATCCATAACATTGCGCCAGGCAAAACTCCGGGTGACGGACGGGGCATCCGCGAGGTCGCCCATGACTTCGAAATGGCTGCTCGGGAACGCTCTCGGGCGCCCGGCTTCATCCAGCGGGGCCAGCGACCCCATGTTCTCCCGCACGACGGCTTTGATCAGATCATCGGCTTCGTCGGTCTTTTCGGCCTGCGCAGTCGTGGCTTTGAACGCGATGACCCGGCGCAGTAACAGTCCCATCTGATCCTCGCCGCCGAGCCGAAGCCGATCATTGCCGGGCCCGGCCTCGAACCAATCCCAGTACCGGCAGAAGCCGACCATTTCCAGCCGCTCCTCACCGCCTTCGGGCTT